GTTGTACAAAAAGTATCTGGAGATGGTATTCTTGGAGATAATACAACTGTTGTATCTGTAGATAGTGCGACTCAATTGACACTGAGTTCAAATCCAACTACACCAGGTGAAGTTGTTATCAATATCTTTGGTGCACAATATACGGATGGTGTTACTGTTGATGGTACAAATGTAACAATTAAAGTTTCAGATACAACACCTACTCTTTATTATTTCTGTTCTACAGAAAATATTGATCACCAAAACGAAGGTGGCGATGATAACGATGAAGCACAAATTACAGTTAGCACAAATAATCCTAAGACATTTGGTAGTGGATTCTCATTATCTGTAACTGATGTTATTGTAGAGGAAGTTGTAAAAGGAACTGTACAAGATGGTTTCTTTGAAGTTCAAAAACTTACAACACCATTAGCAGAAGCGACTGAAGCTGTGATTGCTAATGCGACTATTAGTACATTACTAACATCTACAGCAATTACATGTGGTAATTTCTCTGGTCCTGCAGCAGGAAATATCGACATTGCTGTAGATGATCCTCTAACTGGAATTGTTAATGTTACTGCTGCTACATTAAACGTAGGTTCTAAGGTTCAGTTTGCGGCAACAACAGGTGATCTTACTGTTACTAATATCCTCAAGGGTAGTGAAGTAAGAATTGGTGATTACTTAAAAATTGAAAATGTTGATAATTCGTTCAGATCACTTGGTGGATTTGATGTTAAGTTTGTTCCTGATACAGGTAGAATTGCGGATGTTTTAACTAATACTGCTATTGCTGTTCCATCTGGTAATACATCAGAAAGACCTGTTGCTGGTATCGTAAAAGATGGTTGTATTAGATTTAACACAGACACAAATCAATACGAAGGTTATAGTTCACAAACTTCTTCATGGGCGTCATTAGGTGGTGTTAGAGATCTAGATGGAAATACATTTATCTTAGCGGAAGAGAGTGTAGGTAATAACGACAATACTTTATGGTTTATTAACGACAATATTAATACGGTTAGGTTCACTCCAAATCATCTTGAATTTGTCAACATGAAGAAGATGCGTTCTGTGAATGTGACTGCTCCTGCATATACAGAGTGGGCAGCAAACGTTCCTGTAACGGAAGGGCAATATCTCAAGTATAAGAATAACCTTTATCTTGTTCCTAGTGGTGGAGCTGGTACTACTGCTACAAGTGGTAGTGAACCAACACATACAAGTGGCACTCTACCTAATGGTTCTGCACAACTAGAATACTCTCAAATCGCAGTTGCTCCTCTAACATTTGAGGATATTGAAGAACTGAGAATTGGACCTCTAGGTGATTTGCCATTAAGTATTAATGGCGATTTAAGATTAGCAGATAATGTAGTATCAACTGATGTTAGTGATCTACTTCTAAGACCTAACTCTGGCAAAAAAGTTATTATTGATGCAGCAACATCTCTTGTAATTCCAAATGGATCTACTGGCGAAAGAGGAACAGCAGAGCAAGGTTCTATTAGATACAATACAACCAATCTAACATATGAAGGTTATGATGGAACCAACTGGGGTTCTCTTGGTGGTGTCAAAGACGTTGATCAAAACACTTATATTATTCCGGAAACCGTTCCTGGTGCTAATGAAAATATTTTATACTTCTACAATGATGGAAACAACTCATTACAACTCACCACGTCAGCACTTGATTTCTATACCGTAGATACAATCAGATCGCAATCAAGCAATCAGTTTGAGATTACTGCAAACTTAATGACATTTAATAATGCAGAAACTACATTTGATAATACTGATACAACTAGGACATTCCTACATACTTCAAAACCATATTTTGATCTTGGTGTTTCCACAGGCATCTATGTAGATCCTATTCTTAGATTGGATGATCAAGGTGATGTATATCTAAACACTGGTTTTGGCACTGGTAACTATAATGGAGTTAAGGTCTTTGATGGAGATCTTAAAGAATTTGAACTTGCAGATATTAAAATTTCATCTGAGAAAGTAACTTTGATTAAAGGTTCTGCGAATAATGGTGGTTCCAACATATATGATACAACTGTTGCTAAAGGAGCAAAGGTAGTTGTAGTGGCAGAAAATCAAGCAGATGGTTCTAAAGAATTTATTGAATTTGGTGTAACAGATGATGGTACAGATATATTCCATACAGAGTATGGAAACTTAAGAACTGGATACCAATTGATTGTTCCAGAGTTTGAATTTACTTCTGGAAATGAAGCAAGGTTAAATATTACATTAGGAGCTGATGTTCCTACTACAAATACCGTAGTTATTACTTTCTCATCCACAATTACCAAGAACTAAAATGGCAACTACAATCGAAAAATTTGATTCCGCAGGTGGTTTTTCTATCGGAAAAACTGTGATTGTCGATGAAAGTCGAAATGGTAAAGATCTGAATACTTTAGAAATTAAAAACTCTAACTATGCAGATAGTAATACTACCACATATATTTTAAGAGGTATCAACACAGCATCTCTAGAATTAGATGGCGTAGGAGCACAAATTCCTATTGCTAATAGCACCATGAATTTTATTACTGGACATATTATTGCAGTAAATGCTTCTGGTGTTATCTTCACAAGTAAATTAGAATCTGCGGTGTATTGCGACGGAGTAGGTTCAGTTACTGTAATGTCAACTATGGAAACAATCATCAAAGATGATATTCCTGCGGGTCAAACTTGGTCAATTACTCCAGTGGGAGCAACTAATAGATTTTCTTATACTACTATTAGAGCAGGCACAACATCTACTATTAAATGGGCAGTATCAACTCAAGTTACAACACTTGAGTGGGCATGAGAATGCTAAATACAACTGAGGATAATACAGGTTCTGGGAGTTAGACTGCGACATGTCAATTCATATTAATTCCGATAAGGAAAAGTTTCAGGGTTCCAAACCTAAGCTGGTCGGTGATAATGAACTTACTGTTAGAGGCGGTACAGGTTCATTAGAAAAAGAAATTCTAAGGACGCAGTTAGATGCTAATACGGGTTTACCCCGTGTTGGTATTAATAGAACGGGGCAGAGAGTTAATGATGTTAAAATTTTAACTGGTGGTTCTGGATATATTTCGCCACCAATTATAACAATATCGGCACCTATTGGTGGGGGTGGAGTCCAAGCACAGGGTTCTGCATTTATCTTTAATGGTCAGGTTGTATCTATTGCTGTCAATGATCCCGGCAGTGGATATACTCAAGCTCCTACAGTTACCATTCAAGCTGGTGGCGGTGTTGGTGCTTCTGCTGAGGCATTACTTGATACTGTTGATTTTGAACTTGACATCAACGGTGCTATTAGAACCTCTACGTCTATCATTTCCGATACGGCGAGAATCCTCAACTTGGATATCGACAACTTCGTTACTCCAAACGCAGCATTTAGAGCACCCTCTCTAAAAACTTATATTAATAATTCGGGTACTTTATGGTCCTCGAATATTATTCTACAGGAAAATGCGTACAGGTACTTTGGACAGAACGTATATCAAGCATTAAACTCAGGACAAACTGGATCTAGCGCACCTGTTCATACGGATGGCGAAGCACTAAATGGTGAAGTTAATTTCAAACATATTGGTTTTCGTGTAGTTGACGAAAATGATTTTGGATATTCAGAAACTGGTGCATCTGGGGTATTCCCTCGTTCTATTACTCCTTTACTAGGAGATAGATCAGACAAGATTGCTACTACAGAATACGTCCTCAACCTAGCAACGAATGACGTTGGTGGTCGTATTTACGTTTCACAAACTATTGGTTCTGACTTAAACGATGGTCGTTCTGCCGTAAACCCAGTTCGTTCTATCAAGAAAGCAGCACAACTTGCATGGGCGACTCCTGGTGTTAAGGAGACCCTTATTGTTTCTGGTGGTGACTACGTAGAAGATAACCCAATTTCACTGCCACCTGACGCATCAGTTGTTGGCGATAACCTTCGTCTCGTAATTATCAGACCTGCCAACCCCGGCAAGCATATCTTCAAGTTTGGTGATAAAAACTACGTTACTGGTGTCACTTACAGAGATAAGATTGATTCCAATGGCGATGCAGTTGCGACTTGGGATTTCGCAATGGTCTTTGACGATAAACAGCGTATCTTAATTGATGCTGATGTCAATGGAGATTTTGGTACTAGTTTCCCAATCGGTCATCAAATTTTTGGACCACAACAGTTCAGAGTTACATTCCAAAATAACACTGGTCTATCTACTTTAATTACTGGATTGAGCGTAATTGGTGTTAACACTGGTTCCAGAGCAAATATACAAAAAGTTGTATTTGATGATATTACTGGTCCTAGTGCATACATTAGTGGTACTCTTGATATTACACTAGATAGTGGTTCTTTTGTTGAGGGAGAACAATTTAATTTTGTAACTTCTATTAGTTATAGCGTAGGAAGTCCCTTAGCATTAACGTCTACCGGAACAACTTCTGCAAACAAAATTACATTTAGCACTGATCCAACTTCTATAACCCCAGCTGGAACATACGTATATTTAAGTGATGATGGTAATGCAATATTTACTCCTTCTGCTGGTTACTACGAAGTAACTCAAATTGAACCAAATGATATCAACAATCCAACTTCATGGGAAGTTAGTTACTTACCTGTTCTTGGATCTACTGGATGGACCGCAATTCAAACTGCGTCTATTGAAGTATTTACCGGAAATGCTCAGGTAGAAACATTAAATACTACAGCTCTCAAATCAATTCGTGCTGAGGGAGAAGTTGTTTCTGTAGATGAAGATTACACATCACTTTTGCCTATCTCCAGATTAGATTTCTCATTACAAGGAGATACCAGTATTGCAACTGGTGGATTCCAAGGCACCCAATTTGGGAATGCAGAAGATCTTGGTGGTATTGTATTTTATACAAATGCTCTGGTTGGCAGAAATAATACACATGACTTTAAAGAAGGTCAAGAGATCTTAATTGAAGGTCTCCCAACTTCTTCACCTGATCTATCTGCGTTAAATGGCAGACAGAGAATTTATAAAGTATTAGAAGATGCTGATGGTCGTTGCAGACGATTTGTCATTCCTAAAAAAATGCCAGCTCTTACTGATGCGGAATTTGATCCAGGTCAATTTGCAACTGTTAAGACAGCAACAAAATCTATTACCTTATCGCTACTTAACTCCCCAAACACATTCCCAATTAGTTCTCCTGTAGATAGGAGGTTCCAAGACGCCTGTACGTTACTGCGTAACAATAGAGATTTTATTGCTGATGAAGTCGTAGGTAAAATTAACGATCAATTTGCAAGATACTTCTACTCTGCATATAATATCAGCGGAAACTCATTTGATATTTTTGTAGGTCTTGCAGAACAATCTCACACATATGTTTCTGGTGGTACTGTAAAGTTTGGTGGTACTACTTATAACGTTTTAAACTTTGTTTACAGTAACGCTGTAACTGGTGTTGCAACTGTAACAACAGATAGTCTTGTTGCGGGTTTGAATGAAGATGATCACATCAAACTAGAGGGAATGACTCTAGAATGTGATGCTGGTCAAAAAGTTTATCCATCTTATAGTTCACCAAGTGCTACTGGCAGTGATGGTGATAGTCAGTGTAAAGAAGATATTGTTCACTTTATTAACGCAATCATTAGAGATTTAGAATTTGGATCTAATCATAATGTAATTGAAGCAGCTCAAAAATATATTGTAGATGGTAAGATTACTTACATTGAAGATGAAATTATTCAAAATGCTCGTGCTATTGAATATGCTAGAGAACTAGCAATTTATTGTATGAGGAACTGGAGAACCGAAAATGGTGCTCCATCGGATCCCATCTACACACCACTACATTCATCTTTACCAAGATATTTTGATGATACTATTATTACATTAACTGCAGGAACACCTGCTTGTGCTAACGTAGCATCTGCTATTGATACTTTATCATTCCTTTGGTCTGATGTCATTACCAATAATGCGTCCGGCACATATCTAGATGCTGCGTATTTAATTTCTAGAAATAAAGATCTTATTGCTGATCAAGCACTTATTGATACGGAAGCACAATTTCCTTCATTAAATCTTAGCGATACCAACCAAAGAAAATGTCGTAGAGATATTAGAATTGTACTTGATGGTCTTATCAAAGACTTGGTACTTGGTGGCAATAATGGAATTGTTACTGTTGCTGAATCATACTTCACTGGTGTTCAGTTAACTGGTATTGCCGAAGCGCAGCGTCCTTCTACGATATATGCTTTCCAGAGAGTTAAAATATATGCATTGGAAACAATGCGTAACTGGTCTGATGGTGTAGTCGATTCTGTAACACCAGTTGGTGCCATTTACAATTCTACTACAGGTGATTTAAATATCACTTACCCTGTTTCTGGTGGTGGTATTCCACAGGTAGGAGACAGAATTGCGTTTACAGAAGATGCTATCACTTTCTCCTGTGATATGGGTGGTGGCGCTGCTAACCACGCAAGTCCAAACAGATTTGATTCCAACTACGGAAAGAGTTACGAAATCAATTCTGTAACTGGAACGACAATGATTGCCATTGGATTGAACGTTGGAGACGCAGGAACTGCAGCAGGAATTGCTCATACATTTGTTAGTGCAAAAACAAACGGAACGATCATTATATTCAATCCGACTACAGTAACTTCCACCATTCCTAGGTTTGATGATTGGAATATCTTATTGGATTCCACACCACTATGTGCGAATGTCGCAACTTCCATTAATACAATAATGGATCTGTTTGAAGATATTTTAGATGAGACAATTTCTGCTGGAACAACAGTTAAAACTTTTGGAACATTATTTGATCCAGCATTGCTAATAACATATCCTGATAATTTTATCTATGATTCCAATAATGTAAGAATGGCAATTCGGGGTGACTTTGATGATAATCCTATCATCGAAGCATCACCATACACTCAAAATGCATCTGTTATCTCCTTCCTAGGTGGTGGTGGTGCTCTAATTGATGGTAGTAAGGTCAAACAACCTAACTGTCCTTTCCCTGGTCTTGAACTAGATGGATCCGCATCCTTCCCTAATCAGGGTAAGTCGATGGTTGCTGCGGCATTCACGATTGTATCTTTTGGTGGCACAGGTTATAAAGTTATAAACGATGGTTATACTCAGTTAGTTTCTGTCTTTGTTATCTTCTGTGCTGATGGCGTTCTTTGTGAATCTGGTGGTTATGCATCTATCACCAACTCCGCTACTAACTTCGGACAGTATGCTCTAAGAGGTATTGGATTTAGAGAAGATCCATATACATTTGATATTGCAACAATCTCTAACGTTTCTTCTACTCCTACTGGTAGAACTATTCTAACAGTAACTGGTTTAGGAAGAGAACCACTAGAGCATTATGTTGCTAAAATTGATGGTTATAGAAATACTAATACAGACATCGAATACTTTGTTGATGTTGTTGCTGCAGTTACAGTTGGTCCTCCTTTCTCTGCTCAGTTAACATTTGACGATGGCACAGGTGGTGCCATGGATCTAACCGATAATGCAACTAATCAGGCAGTATCTACTGGTTCATTGTTAGGTAAGACAATCAATCTACACAGACCATCTATTGTTAACTCTTCTTCCCACACTTGGGAATTTGCTGGTTCGGGAACTAATTACTTAGCACTACCTGAGAACGGTGGTACTAAGATTGAAGCATTTGAACAAGTTTCCGAACAGTATGGACGTGTATATGTCTCTGGTACTGACGAACTTGGCGACTTTAAAGTTGGTACGTTTGCTAGAATTGAAAACAGAACTGGTAATATTACTTTCACTGGTACGGTTACAATTTCTGAAGTTGAATTCTTGAAACTGAAAGGTGGCGACGTTGTTGTTACTGGTTTCGACGCATCCAACACACTTGGTGGCGCAACTGCGACCGACTCTAAACTACCCACACAAAAGGCAGTTAGAGATTATATCACTAACAACCTTGGACCTTACATCAACAAACCATACTCTACGAATGCTGTTCCTAGAGCACTGGTTGAACTTACTGATTCTGGTAAAATTTCTATCGACCAGATCCCAGCACTTAGACCATTTAGTGTCTTCACTGTTGCCAACCAAGCAGAAAGAACTTCACTAGAAGGAGCACTTGCTGGTGATATTGCGATCCAACAGGATACATCCACATCATTCATTCTAAACAATGATAATTCTAGTTTGTTCCTAGGGTTTGCTGTAGATCCAGCATTATCATTTACTATTGGTGATGTATTTACCGGTAGCATTTCTACTGGACGTATCCAATCAACTGAATACAGAAAGGGTGTTGTATATCAAATTAATGTCAACAACGGTGGTTCTGGATATGTAACCCCACCGGTAATTACATTTGCTGGTGGCAATCCAGAAGCAGGTGCAGTCGCAGCTGCCGCAACTTGTACTATTGCCAATGGTACAGTAGTTACTGTAACAATCATCGACTTCAATGGTTATAAAGGTGGTTTTGGATATACCACTGCTCCTACTATAACATTCGCTGCTCCTCCTGGAGCTGGTGTACAAGCACAAGGTAATGCTTTACTTGAAAGCAGATTGTATGGCAATATTGTTAATAATATTAAAATTGAAGACACCGATACTATTAACGATAGTACATCACCTACTCCAAATACAATTAACATTAACAGAGGTGTTAATACATCTTCATTCGATATTAATAACTGGGTATCTCTATCTTCCAACCAGATTGCTGCATCCGATATTACATCCGGTGTTATTGAAACAGATAGACTAGCATCTGGCGGTGCTGCAAACTCATTCACTTTCTTACGTGGCGACCAAAACTTTGCTCTTGCCATGCAATCCATTAAGGGTGCTGAGAGAAGATACTTTGCTCTACTAGCAGCACAGTGTAATTCTGGTTCTAGTCAGATGTTGTTTACTACCAACTCTGATGTTCTAATCGGACACGAAGTTAAGAACAACGTTGCCGGTGTTCAAAATAATACAAACATCACTGGTGTTATCACAGCTGCTGGTTTAACCACTGTAGCACTAAACAATCCAGTAACACAAAATATTCCAATCAACACGATCATCGAATTTGAGCGTGGCGAATCTCCAATGACGTTTGAATCTACCTATACTTTAGGTGGATTTGTTGATGCTGTTATCGTTGCCAATGGTGGTAGTGGATATACTAATGGTCAGTATTTTGATGTTGAACTACAAGGTGGCACAGGCACAGGTCTTAAAGCAAATATTGTTGTTTCTGGCAACGCAGTTACAGATCTGACAGTTACCGATGGTGGTAGTGGATACAACGCTGACTATGCTATCACAGTTTCTCCAACAGAAATTGGTGCTGGTTCTAATCTTGTATTGAATGCTAAAGTTTCTACTGTTAATAGACAGTATGCAAACGTTGCTATTGATATCACCAGAGTTTCGGATCTAACTATTTCCGCTGATCTTTACGGAACAATTGGTGTTTCTAGATATAAGAAAGCACAGTTCAATATCGGTCAGGCTGGTAATGGTTCGGTTGAACTTAAGACAGGTCCAGATAGTGGTCTAGACGCTGACTTACTAGATGGTCAGCAAGGTAATTACTATACAAATGCATCCAATCTATTTTCTGGAACAATTCCATCCGATAGATTAAATGGTACTTACAATATTGACGTTAGTGGATCTTCAAACAACACTATCAGATTACAAACTGGTACTAACAACCCAACATCAAATCCAGATCCAAACAGTTTTGTTGAAGGTGCTATTTCAAACACAGTATTTAATAGCTCCAACGGATTGGGATCTGCTTATCCTTCTGTTAATACTGGTATTGGATCTGGCACATCAACTAAGCACTTAGTTCTAACTCTAAGAAACGGTGCGTCTGGTTTCGACGCATCATTTGGTGGCGTAAGACAACTTGCGTTTGCTAATGATGATAACATGTATCTTCGTGGTTCTGGTAACGGAGTCACAACCTGGAACTCTTGGGCTAGAGTATGGAGTTCACTAAATGATGGTGTTGACTCTGGACTAGATGCTGACAGATTAGATAATAGACAAGGAACTTGGTATCAGGATGCTCTAAACATTAACTACGGCACACTATCTGAAAATCGCCTTCCTAGATTTATTAGTGAAACTAAATTTAGAGATAAAATTACCATTAAGTCATTCAGTGGAGATCCTAAGTATAGAATTTATGTTTCCGGTCAGATCTTAAACACTGCGCCATTTATTCCTGGCGATCCTACTAACCCTTCAATCAATCTTTATAATGCGAACGCACAAGGTGTTGGTAGTTTTGTCCTCGACAATGTTATAACCAATGATGACCTTACTGACAACTTTAATGATTATACAATTCTGATTGGTAGATTAACTTCCGGTAATTTTGTTGGTGCCTTAACAATTGGTACTGCATCTAATAGAGTAGAGTTTGACGACTTTACTATTGAAGATGGTAATACTGTAGAAGTTGCTAACTTCCAAAGTAATGGTGGTGTCGCAGAACTACAGTTAGGTAGAAAAGATGGCAATACATCTTCACCCTCAATTATATTCAACTCTTCGCAACTGTCCGCAAACTTTAATGCAAAAATTGAAGCATCTGGTGGTAATGCAACTGATGGTTCTGGCGCTCTTAATGTTTCTGTTGTAAACGCTAATGCTTTTACAATAAACAATCAAGTTATTTGGAATGCTGGCAATATCCTGTTTAGTAGTTCTAACGTTCCAAATTATGCGGTACAGCGTGATGCTTCTGGCAATTTCTCTGCGGGAACAATTACTGCAGATGTAACTGGTGCTTCTTCACTTAACGTATTGAAGACAGGCGATACCATGACCGGACCTTTGGTCCTTACTGGATCTGGTTCTAACTTAACAGTATCCGGAACCACAAACTTAAATAGTTTTGTTAATGTCGCAGATGATTTTAACGTAGATAGTGGTGTACTATTTGTAGATGTATCGGCAAATGAAGTTGGTGTTAATACTACAAATCCAGTAGCTAATCTAGATGTTGTTGGTGATCTTGGTATTTTTGTTCGCACATCAACTGATAGTGTTGGAGCTCAAATTAGATTCTCTGATCTAGGATCAGCAGCTCAAAATGGTAAAATTGAATATTATCACTCTGATAGTAACACACCAAACTCCCAATATAATGAAGCATTCTTTATTGAAGGAACAGAAACTAAACTAGCACTACAAGTTACTGGTGATATTCTTGCTACAAGAAGAATGGGTGTTGGACTCACCCGTGAACCAAACTTCACCTTTGAAGTTGCTGGTAATGGATGCTTTAATGATGGACTAACCATCGACCAAGCAAATGATAATAGTGGTGCTCCAATTAGTTTCCGTGGTGCTTCTTCCTATAGAAACTTTAGAGTTGGTAACCAGTTAGTTGGTAACCATCTATTCACAATCCAAGCATCCACTAATAACGGTGGAACAACTTGGAACGGAACTCCTGCTATCAGCATTAAGGGTGATGTCAACGCTGTCTCTATTAACACAACTTCTACATCTGGTGTAGATCCAGAATCTAACACAACCAGAAATTATAAGTTGAATGTTCAGGGAGATATGAACATTAATGGTCAGTTCTTCCAGAACAATGCGGAGTTTGTAACTTCAAGATGGACAGAAGCAACTAACAATTTAGACATCTATAGAATTTCTAAAGTTGGTGTCAATAAAACAGATCCAGTATATGAACTAGATGTTTCTGGTGATATTCAAGTTGCGAATGGAACCCTTTATTCTAATGGTGTCAAGCAATGGATAGACTCATATGGTATCTTTAAATCTAATAGTAACACAGTTGCTGAGGACGTAACTATTCCAGCAAATATTAACTGTGTAAGTGCTGGACCTATTACTATTGCTACTGGTTACACTGTAACTATAAATAGTGGTGGTAACTGGGCTATCGTATAAAAAATTATGGCAGGCATTTTAAAAGTTGACCAGATCCAAAACACCGCTGGTGTTAATATTATGGATCTGCAGAATGATAAATTACAAATTTGGGATGGCAGTGGTTATTCTGACATGACCACTCCTGGTGCTTTACTTGGCATTCAAGTGTATACATCGCAAAATGGTACGTGGAATGCTAAATCTACTTCTGGTGGATCTGGAACTTGGACAAAACCTGCGGGTTGCAACCATGTTTTAGTATATGTTACTGGCGGTGGAGGTGGAGCACGCATTAATGATAACAGCTACCGTGGTGCAGGTGGAGGTGGCGGCGCTACTTCAATCAAATATATTGATCTCTCTGGTGTTGCTAGCGTTACTTACCAGTATGGTGGCGGTGGTGCATATGTAAGAAATGGCGGAAGAGCAGGAACGGGAGGAACTTCATCTTTTGGTTCTTATTGTACTGCTACTGGTGGACAAGGCGGACAATCAGACAACCCTCACCAAGGTGGTCCTGGTGGAAATGCCAGTGGTGGAGACATTAACGTCCCTGGTGGTGGTGGAGAAATGGCACACGATGCCAACAGAGAAGGTGCAGGCGGATCTAGTTATTGGCACAAAGCAGGATCGTCTCACCATTACTATAACAACCAAGAAGAAATTACTCACGGACAGTGGGGTTCTGGCGGTGGTTATGGTTATTATTCACAGAATGATTTTGCTTATAACAATAGCAACGGCGGTGCTGGTTGCGTTATCGTATGGGAGTATACTTGATATGTACCAATCATTAGTTCATAAGGAAACAGGAAATATTTGTCAGTTCTTAAAAACTGGAACTGAAGGAAGATTTGAAGTTCATGAAGATTTTATGTGGATCGAAGGTCCATATGAATTAGAACCAAAAGATACTGAAGCTGATTACTTCTACAATTTCCAAGATAGGGAGATTCAGAGAGTAGTTTTGAAACCCCCTTCATATGATCTTTCAAGAAGAATGGACTATCCTGGAATTGCAGATCAATTAGATATGTTATTTCATGACATGGAAAGTGGTCTGGTTCCAGGAAAAGATACTTCCTCTTGGTATGCTGCTGTGAAACTTGTTAAAGAAAACTATCCAAAACCCTAAATACTTTTATAGGACAGAAGCGTAACCATGTCTCAGTTAACTGTTGGAACAGTTGTTACAGGAAATGCTAGTTTAACCACTCAAGGTTTAAAACTACCATCTTTTAACAACGCGGGAAGACCAGCATCCCCAAACGTCGGTCAAATCATTTATAATACCGATGAAAACAAAGCACAGATCTGGAATGGATCTGACTGGGATGAGGTTGGTGGGGGTATCCCCGAACCTGCAAATATCACTAGAGGATCTTATCTAGTATCCGATGGTGAAAACGGTGTTTTCTGGGCGTATCCTGGTCAAACTGTTGCATCTGCTCCTCTTACAGGATTCAGATATAGGAGTTTGATAACACATGGTTTTCTGGTGGCGGGGTATAAAGGATCTAATCCTTGGAGAACTGTTAATAAAACATGGCACGCAAATGATATTACATTCTATTGTGGTGAGCAGTTAACTAGAGCACTAACTTATGCTGACTGTACCTGGAGTGATTACTTTGGTTATGCTCACGGTTGCATTAATGCATTCACGGGAGCATCCAGTCATACTGATTCCATCAACCTACACACAGGTATGAGGAGAATGTTTGGTACTACAGGAAGTAATCCTGGTGGTGGTACTTACTCTCCAACTTCCCCATATGGTTGGGAAGGTGACGACCCTAGAGGCGTCATGGGATACACTGTTGTTGGTGGTTGGAACATGCCTGTCAGTAGAGACAGGAATGCATGTGCTACCGCACAAAAACAACAGTTTGGTTATAACTTAGGTGGCGGTAACGCTGCTGTAGGTAAACTACATTATCCTTCCGAGATTATGTATCAGGTAGGTAGTTCACCTTCTGGTAGTGATCATACTGCTGCATGTGGAGATGAAGAAAAATCTTGGGCGTCTTTCTCTGGTAGTAGATATTCTGTAGATCACTCAAATGATTCCTGGTCTGGTTGGTCATCCAATGCTGCTCCTGATGGAGTTTGTAAGTTCCTACCTTCCAAGTACGGTCATTTCTATGCTGGTACTGGAAACAATGTCACATCACCATGGTCAAAGTATAGTGGTTCAAGTGGAGCTGGTCTAGCAAACGGAACGAAAGTCCGTGCTTACGGTGAAGAAAACTTCATGATGGGACAGGACTGGGGTTATATGATGGGACAATATGATGGTCAACAAAACAACCACACAACCAAGTGGGATTATACTACTGACGTTGAGACCAACATGGGTGCTGCGACAAGACCCAAAGGTCATTATGGTCAATCTTCTGGCGGTTGCTGTTCTGGTGCCGCTTCTGTAACCGCACTTCAGGCACAATAATGAGATATCTAATCATAAACGAAAAGGAAATCAAGCAAGAGCAGTTTGTCAGTTCATCGGCAACTGGAGATCTTCGCTTACATTACAACGAAATGTTTTCGTTGATGCACTTCTCGTGTGTAGAAGTTAGCGAAACAATTTATCAAGTCATCTACAAAGAGTGGGAACACAAGTATAAGGAAGTTACTAAACAACAAGCTTATAACGGATCTAACTTTTTCTCTGAGATCAGACCTTTTGGTAAGGTTGCTGTAAATACAGGAGAAGCAGGATTTGCTTGGACACCTGCTAATGAAATTCTTAAAGTGCCCATTGAATTAACGGATAACATTTTAAAAGATGTTATGGATTTTATGGTTGATTTTGCAAAAGAAATTATTGAAGACGAGTACAATACAAGATTTAGAAATCTCAAGAACACAACAGATTTAGAATCTGCATCTTGGGAGATTCAAAAACATGAAGCAAGAGAATGGTTGACATATAAAGGAGGACAAGGACACAAAACTCCTTTCCTAGATTATCTTTCTATGGAAAGACACATTAATAAAGATGAATTAGCAAATAAAATTTTAGTAAAAGCAGAAGAATGGGAAGATAAACTTTCCACTATGCTCGTATCATATCAATCATTAGTGAAAAAATTTGAAGATTGCACTTCTGTATGGGACCTAAATATATTATACGAGGATTACATCGGTATCCTCTTGCCCCAAAAACAAGCAATTGAAATGGGCAGAACGGTCTCTGAAACTGATTGGGATCGCAAACCTGAATATGAGTGTGACGCATATGTCTTTAAATTCTGACGCTAATTTATCTGATATTGTTTCAGATGTAAGAAACATTGTTAGTTCTGATACTAACGAAATCCATTTATCAAAATCTTTCGTAAATGAATTTGGTCTAACCAATAAAGATTTTGATATCCTGTCTGCTAGTATGCGCTTTAATAGTGGCATGACAGAGTATGAGTGTGAGCACTTTGTTGCTGACCCTCAATTGACTCCATGGAGAAAAGTCCGTCAAGCACTGATGGAACTTGAAACTAGGTATCATGCCTACATGGAAAATAGAAACAGTTTAAGAAAAGCAGAAATTTTAAGAAAGAGATTAATTAGGGACATGGAGTTAGTTCCTGATGAACTCGATAAAGAGTTGATGCAAATTGACATGGAGAAAAATGATTATGATGTTGGTATTTGGAAAAGAAAACTCAGACAATCTGAACTAGAGTTAAAATATTTTTTAAATATTATTGACAAGTATGTTGACGAGGACAATCCCATTGAATATTACTGTGAAGAACAACCACATGAAGTAAGAACCTATTGGGTTGCTCGTATGGGTAAGCAAGCAGCAATGGATATTGTATCGTATGGTAGAATTGGTGCTGGTAACATGACAACAATCATGGACATGCCAGAAGAAGATCAAGTGGAAGCACTTGGTGTTGCTGTTAAATATTCTGGTATGATTGGTGGTGGTATTGATAAACTTAATAAAATGATCGCACCACAGATCCAAGCACAGTTACAGGAAGATGGTATTGCGCTTCCTAAACTACAGCAACATAAATACTCAGGACAACTACAAATAGAGCAAACTAACAATGTCGAGTCAAAGACACCTTGAATTGGTTCCTGTAATCCATCACTCTATTCTTCGTAGATATGAATGGGTAGACCAAACAAAAGATCTTAACCGCGAAAAACTCTTGGAGTTAGCGGAAAGTAATAAGTATATTCTGGACACAAACCCAGAAGCAGAACACATGTATATGGAAAAAGTGATTGTAGATTATGGCAAAATTTTCTCTCCCTCTTAACACCAAATTACCAGAAGATTTTGTAGTTAATACTTTGATTCCTTTTCTTAAAGAATACAAAGATTACATTTATGATATCTATTTCACCTGTCGTATGCCACCTTTCGTGCAAGATGCGATGGGTGATGTTGTTGATGGGGATATGAGAGATACCTCTCTCAATGCTTTATTTGTTTCCCAAGAGACAGGCATTCCCTTGTCTGCTACATTTAATAATATTCAAGTTCCTCCTACTCAAGAAAACTTAGATATTTTTATTGAAAATTTTAGATTTCTATATGATGCAGGAGTTCGTATTGTAACTCTACCCCATACATCATGGGTCTTGACAGGACAGTTGCAGAAAGAGTTTCCTGAACTGTTTATTAAAAATACTATACTAAGAGAAGTCACAAGACCTAATGAGATTGTGAACCTAGCAAAAGCAGGGTTTCACTATGTCAATCTAGACAGAGATCTTATGCGTGACAGAGATACTCTACTTAAGATTAAAGAAGCAAAAGAATACTGTGCTGACATTGGTAAACCAGTAAAAATTTCCTTACTTGCCAATGAATGGTGTTGGGGTGGTTGTCCTATCATGCCCGAACATTACCATTACAATATGGTGAGAGAAAAAGATGACCCTCAGTATTTTAATACTAGTTTAAGTAGGGTGTCTTGTTCTTCATGGGATGAAAGAGATCCTGCAGCATCACTGAAAGCAGCAACTATCCCACCCTGGAAAAAAGATTGGGAAGAGTTTCTTGATCTAGGTATTGATGTATTCAAGATGCATGGCAGAGAGAATGCAATGCGTCTCATGGAAAGCATGGATATTATCAAACGATGGGCGGCAGACGAGGAGATACTACACCCACAGTTTAATGACTACATTGAAGATGTAGCTCTAGAAGAGAAACCAATTGACATCTGGAGAGAGAAGATCAAGACATGTGGTTTTGATTGTTGGAAATGTAATTATTGTGATTCAGTTGTCCAGTCCAGAATGAAACGTAGTGATAGACATTTTGATGATGATATAGAACTAGTTCTAACATCGATTGAAAAAGCAGCAAGATGTGATAGTGAGTTTGTAGAAGAAGGATATAAGTATCCAGGATTGTCTTCCAATATCGTAAGGCATTTCTTAAACAACCTTTTGTCTAAACCTGATGCTATCTACATGGAACTTGGTGTTCATGCTGGTAGTACATTTTTTGCTGCTACCATGAATAGAGATGTGGAAGCATTTGCTGTTGATGATTATTCAGAAGAAGATATTTCTCCGTTTAGAGATGAAGTAAATGTAGAGATTGATAACCCAAAGAAAATATTCTTTAATGGGTTGAGAGAGAAACAATACTTCTGTCCCAAATCAATTCAAGATTTGACACCAAAAAATATACACAAACAACCTAATGTTATTTTTTATGATGCTGATCATGATCCACAATCTCAGTATGATAATCTAACATTTTTGATTCCCGCATTTGCGGACAAGTTTATTCTTGTTATTGACGATGCAAATTTTATGGGTGTTGTGCAGGCAGCAGAGTTCTTTGTAAAAGAGAACAACTTAAATCTTTTGTTTGAGAGAAAGATTCTAACCAAAATTCCAGAAGATCCTAATGGATGGTGGAACGGTATTCATGTTATGGTACTTACAAAAAATGAACTCATTTAAACATCAATATATGATCGTTCATCTTGACGATGATTTTTTTCCTTTATTAGAAAAAGCACTAAAACCATATAACAAATACAATCAAGGTAAAACTGATATATGGGATGGTGATACGTATACTAGTAGTGAAGATCATCCATATAGAAGCTCTAAAGTTTGTTGGGTAGATGATAGTAATGTATACGAATTAATGGATGGATTGGTTGCGTTTGCAAATTCAAAATGTGAGTGGAATCTAGATGTAAATTTTATGGAACCATTTCAACTAACAAAGTATGATGTTAATGATTTTTATGATTGGCACATTGACGAATCAAACTGGAGTCCTGATAAAAGACCAGAGAATAGAATTCGTAAAATAAGTTTTACTGTTTTATTAAACGATGAGTTTGAGGGTGGTGAATTTGAAATTCGTACATCAGAAAAAAATGTGATAGAATTGAAAAAGAGAGATATTATATTATTTCAAGCAGACACTCCACATAGAGTAAAACCAATTACATCAGGTGTTAGACATTCTTTGGTGGGTTGGATACAAGGACCAGCATACAAATGAAATTTATTAAAGAGTATAAATTAAACGATTTATCTATTTGTGATAAGTTAATAGACCTGTTCCATGTTGCTGACGAGAAAGAGTTAACCTATGCTGGTCGTGTAGGTGGGGGAAGTATTGTCCCTGAAATAAAAAAGAGTAAAGATTTTTTTATTGAAGAGGCTGCTCCATGTGGATCTGCAAAGGACTATAAATTTGATTTGTATAAAAACCAGGTTGATAGTTTTATAAAAGAATATTTGCAGTCACTAAAGATTGATAATTTATCTTTTGTTGCGAAACAATTACCTCAGATTCAATACTACAAACCTGGGGATGGATTCTATACATGGCATGTAGATGCATCTGGTCTTGAAGGTTGTGATAGAGCGTTTGTCTATATCACGTATCTTAATGATGTCCCTGATGGTGGTACAGAATTTTACTACCAAGATTACACTGTCAAAGCAGAGAAAGGTAAAACTGTTATCTTTCCAGCAGGTCTTACTCACAAGCATAGAGGACAGATATCAGAGACACAAGAAAAATATATTATTACTGGTTGGATTTGGTGGACATGAATAAACCTATTGTTATTAAAAATGTATTACCAGAATCAGAGTGTATTACTCTCTGGGATTATTTTAATCGCAGATCTCCATCCATGAATAGTTTAGCTACGTGGACATTCAACAATGCTTCATATGGTCAAGGTGATCCTGTGTCTTGGCAGCATCCACTAAGAACTGATCTTATCTTTACTAAGTGTGCTACTACGGTAAGATTAAAAATGATGAAGTATCTACGTAGAGATATAAAACTATGTAAGATACATGTCAATGGTCAAACTGCAGGACAGAATACCATCTTCCATAAAGATTGGGAAGAGCATGGTGTGTGGACGTTCATTTATTTTAATCAACCACACTGGGATGTAGAGTGGGGTGGTGAATTTGTATGTCAGACACCTGATGATGAATATCATTTCACACCTTATGTTCCTAATACAGGAGTATTCATCCCGTCAAACTGGTTACACAAAGGTCAACCACCCAATAGTTTAATTGGAAATGAAATCAGGACAACGATTGCTTTTTCTTTCTGTGATCCTGATATACATGAACATATTATTTCACAAACTACAAGAAAATGGTATTAGCAATTAGGGGATATCCAGTAGATATTGATGCAGATAAACTTATAAAATTTATTGATACTTCTATTGTAGATAATACCCTTACTAAAAATATGGATCATGTATCTAAACTTACCTTTACTGATGGTAAGGATGATTTTTTAGAACATGATGAACCTATGATCAAACATTTAAAATGGTCTTTCTATGATGCATGTTCCAGGTTTTGGGGTATGGATATATTTGATTACAATATAAGTTCGTGGGTGTATGTAGATTGGAATAACAATCCAATAGAACCATACATGCATTCACATAATCCAGAGAATCCTTTTACATTGTCTGGTATAATGTATGTAAAATTAGGTACATCTGGAACTACAATGTTTCCTATACCGAAAAGAGAACCATATTACTTGCCCAATAAATTACTGACGTGGTTTATATTTCCATCCAATCTACCACATACACCAGGTAAAGGAGTGGAAGATCAAAAACGATACAGTATAAGTGCTGATTTATATCCATGATTTATCAACAAAGCAACCTCTCATTTATATCAGAGAAAATACCAGATAATGTATACAAAGATCTATACACATACACAAAGAAACGTAGACAAGAAAGAACCTGGAATTATAATGGGCGACTAGCTGGTGCCTTGGCACAGCAGTCAAGTTTATCTGAATGGAAGTATGAGTGTCCTAAATTTGAAGAATATGTTATTAATCTTTCGACACAACTGTGGTCTGAGGTATATGAAACCTGTCCGTGGGATTTTCAACAGACAAATAATGTTACACCATATATCAAACTAAGAAACCTATGGGTAAATTATCAGAGACAAAATGAATACAATCCTATCCATACACATTCTGGTATTGTGAGTTTTGTTATCTTTGTCGATATACCATATGGTGAAGAAGAGAGAAACACACATAGAAGCAATGGTGCGTTCCAACTAGAAGCAGAAGTGTTACCTGTGGATAAGTCCTGGAACGGTGTTATACTAATGTTTCCATCTACAACTAAACATGCTGTCTATCCTTTTAAATCTACCATACTTGAGAGAGTGACAGTATCTGGAAACTTAACTTGGAACGTGGAGGGTCCTGATGAAGAACATTATTAAAGACAACTGTATCAATCCAAACTATCAAAATTTTATTCACGAAACATTGAGAGTTGATACAGATTTTAGGTGGGTCTACCACGACAATCTATCAGAAGATGGAGAGAGTCAACTACCAGGATTTTCTCATATGTTCTTACTTGACGGAAAATCTACTAGCAGTTATACTGGAATGTTTATGCCTCTCTTATTTGAGGCATGTTATAATACAGGAATCAGTGTTTCTAATGTCATTCGCGGTAGATGTTTTTTACAGACGCCTGGAGTGAGACATAAAGAATATGATTCTATGCATGTTGACTTAGCAGATCCACATATGGTCTGTCTATATTATGTAAATGATAGTGATGGTGATACGTATTTTAGTGAAAGAATGTACGGAGATCCGATTGCTGAATATGATATAAATAGCAATGTCACACCAAAGAAGGGACGGTGTGTTTTCTTTGATGGTTTACGTTTTCACTCAAGCAGTAAACCCACACACAATTCCCGATTTGTAATTAACTTCAATTTCATCCCCTGATAACTATGGATCCCGCACAACTTAAAACAAACTTTGAAGAGCAAATTGCTACAACCGAAAAGCAAATTGCTGAACTCGAAACAAATCTAGTCAAAGCAAAAGAATATAAAATTAAATTGGAAGGCGGTCTAGAAACTCTAGGTCTTCTAGAAGAGAAACCTGAGGAAGCAGCAGAAGCAGCGCCCACAGAAGTAGTAGAATAACTCTCAGATCCCTTCTTCCTAAATAGGTAAGAAGGGATTTTTGTGTGTAATGGCGTCTCCAAATTCAAGAGCTGATCTTATCACATATTGTAAGAGGCAACTTGGTGAGCCTGTATTACAAGTTAACATTGATGACGAACAAGTAAATAATGTTATTGATGACACGTATCAGTTCTTCCAAGAGAACTGCTACAACGGCATGGAAAGATGTTTCATGAGGCATGAAATCACTGCCGATGACATAACTCGTTTCAATGGTAAGTCAACAACATCATCTGGAACAACAAACTGGGAAGAGTCTACTAACTATATTCCTGTTCCAGATCATGTAGTTGGTGTCAGTAAAGTTTTTGGTTTAGTCAGCAACTCAATTAGATCTAATCTCTTTGGTGTTGAGTATCAGATGTTCCTGAATGATCTATATGCATTCGGATCTCTTGATATTGTCAACTACTTTATGAATAAGCAGTATCTAGAAACTCTAGATATGATTCTGAATAATGGTTCGTTCCAACAGTTCAGATATACACAGCGTCGTGATCGTTTATATCTTGACATCAATAAAGCATTCCTCAAAGAAGATACTTATCTTGTAATTGAGGCACATAGGATGATTGATCCTACAGATGCTACAGAGATGAATAATGATATGTTTGTCAAGAAATATGCTACTGCTCTTATGAAGAGACAGTGGGGTCAAAACTTGATTAAATATAACAACGTTCAACTACCTGGCGGTATCACGCTTAATGGTAGAGAATTGTATACAGACGCATTAGGCGAGATTGAGAAAATCGAAAGCGAAGTTCTCAGTAAGTACGCCATCCCACCTATGGATATGATCGGATAAGATGCCTACTAGTCCCTATTTTCCAACTTACTACGCAGGTCATAGCGGCGAGCAAGGTCTCGCACAGGATCTTGTGGACGAACAAATCAAACTGTTCGGAACAGACATATACTATATTCCTAGAGTAGCTCTAAAAGATAACACTCTTAATGAGGTTAGATACTCTAAGTATCAAGAACATTTTCAAATTGAGATGTTGCTTCAAAACGTCATGGGATTTGGAGACAACGCTGAGTTTATCTCCAAGTTTGGTTTAAGGATTACTGATGAGATTATCTTCCGAGTATCTACTAGAAGATGGGACGAAGAAGTAGCAGATCATAATCCTACTATTACTGTTGAGAGTAGACCTAACGAGGGAGATCTACTCTACTTCCCACTAACAAAAGATATCTACGAGATTAAATTTGTTGGTAAGGAAGAACCATTCTTCCAGTTTGGTAAGATCCAATTCTATGCTATCACTGCTGAGATCTATGAGGTTGGTAGTGATTCGTTCGAGACAGGCGTTGAAGAGATTGATGATGTGGAAGAACTATTTGATCCAGCAATTAAACTATTCATGGACCCTGGTGGTTCTGGAGACTTTATAGTTGGAGAAGAGATTGTTGGTGATGAGTTCTTAGCAAAAGCAACATCTGCTATTACAGGCGATGCTGTTTCAGGTATTACAATTTCAGATGGTGGAGCACATTATAAAGTTGCTACACCACCATCCGTAACTATTTCTGGAGGAGGTGGAACAGGTGCAACTGCTACTACAACGGTTAGCTCTACTGGCATTGTTAACGGCATTGCTATCACCAGTGGCGGGAGCGGTTATAGTTCTGCGCCTACTATCACAATTGATTACTCACCCAAAGATAACAGAGCAGAAGTTAAGTCCTGGGATAGCGCAACCAGAGCTCTCCAAGTCTACAATAGAACAGGAACCTTTACTACTGCTGAAGTAATTACTGGTATAACTTCAGGTGCCAAGTGGAGTCCTGAGACATTCGACACTCTAAATAATACCAACAGCAACTACGATCAGAATAGACAGATCGAAGATTCTGGTGATGAGATTATCGACTGGACTGAAGGTAATCCATTCGGTGAATTTGGCAACTTTACGGATAGCATCTAATGTTAGGATCACATTTTTATAACCAAATAGTTCGCAAGAACATTATTGCATTTGGTACACTCTTCAATAATATCACAATGAAGAGTTCTGATCCTGAGACAGGAGAAGTTTTAGAGGAAATTAAAGTTCCTCTTGCCTACGGACCAAAACAAAAGTTCTTGGTTCGTATTGGAGAGAATGCTAGCAGCAGTAAAGTGGCAATTACTTTGCCACGTATTTACTTTGAGATGACAGGAATTGATTACGATTCTTCCCGTAAGACATCACCAATTCAAAAATACAAAACTATCATTGATGGTAATGGTGGTGAAGTTAGAGTTCAATATGTTCCTGTTCCTTATAATATAAATTTTGAACTAGGAGTTATTGCCAAATCTCAAGATGATGCTTTACAGATTGTAGAGCAAATTCTGCCATATTTTCAACCATCTTTTAGTATCACTCTTAACATGATACCAGACATGAATGAGAAACGTGATATTGCTATCATATTAAATGGTATCAGTGGAGAAGATGAGTGGGATGATAGTTTTCTAGAGCGTAGATATATTGCTTATACACTACAGTTTACAATGAAATCGTATCTGTATGGTCCATACAACACTGCGGATGTCATCAAGAAAGCAATTATCCATGAAACTTTGGGCGATCTTGATGTCGGTCGTAGAACAATTACAAGAACATATACACCAAAAGCAATTACAGATATCAATACTGATGGAGTTATCGATGTAAACGATGATGCCTTAGTTGATGCTGGTGATGACTTTGGATTTAATGAAGGGATTCAATTCTTATGAGTAACCTAGAAGATAACATGGAGGAAATCCTCAACATTAGTGCTGAACCTGTTGAGGAATCCAAACCATCTAAACCACAACCACCTAAGGTTGATGCTGAAGATCGTGAAAAAGATTACAGATATACACGTACTGAATTATACTCCCTCATAGACAAGGGTCAGGAGGCGGTCAACGGGGCATTAGAGGTCGCTCAGGAGTCAGGGCACCCAAGAGCGTATGAAGTCGCTGTAGCGGCAATGAAGCACGTCGCAGACATGACAGACAAACTTGCTGATCTTCATAAGAAGATGAAAGATCTTGACGAGGATAAGAAAGGACCATCTAAAATTACCAACAATGCTATGTTTGTAGGATCTACAGCAGAGCTTCAGAAGATGCTTAAGGATATGAGTGGGGGTAAACGCTAAATAATCTCGTACACCCTCGTCGGTTGTCATGAGAGATTATAAAGAATTAAAAGAACTCTGTGAAGCAAAGCGCGGTCTCTACGCAAATATCCACGCAAAGCGAAAACGAGGAGAAGCACCAGCGAAGTCAGGTAGTAAGGACTACCCCGCTAAGGATGCTTTTCAAAAGGCGGCGAGGACTGCCAAAGAAAGTTTTGAACTCACCACAGAAGCAGCCTGGACAAAAAAAGCAGGCAAAAACAAAGAAGGAGGTCTCAATGAAAAGGGACGAAGATCTTATGAGAAGGAAAATCCAGGATCTGACCTTAAGGCACCAAGCAAAAAGGTTGGAAACCCCCGCAGGGCATCGTTCTGCGCTCGAATGAAGGGCATGAAAAAGAAACTAACCAGCAAAAAAACTGCTAACGATAAGGACAGCAGAATCAACAAATCACTACGTAAGTGGAATTGCTGACATACTTGTTAAAAGTATGTTAAAATAGAGCAATTTTACTCACACAATCTATAATTATATTATGAGTTCTGATATGACAATGCGTTTAAATGACAGCGACATCACACGTTTAGTCAAAGCTTGCCAACTCTACCAAGAGAAGACGGGTTCTGAATACATGTGGGACGAGTATAACGATTTAATTCAAAAACTCAACACTTACAAAGAACAACATTCTGTAGCGAAATGAAATCTTTAATTACGATTCTGGTTGTGTTATTTTTTGCTGCCCCAGTATGGGCAGTAGATGTAGTAATGGGTTCTGGTGGGAACCTAGTATTTGAACCTAATGAGATCACAATCTCGGCAGGTGACACAGTTCACTTTATCAACGAAGCACTACCACCACACAATATTATTGTAGAAGCACGTCCTGATCTCTCTAGAGAATCATTACTGTTTGCTCCAGGAGAAACACAGGACGTTGTATTTGCTGACGCAGGAGACTATAACTTCTTCTGTGGTCCCCATCAGGGAGCAGGTATGACTGGTGTTGTTCACGTAAATTGAGAGACTATAATGAATTGGTCTCCCGAATTAAAAAAACGATATAACTTTGCTTTATCAGCATTTTCAAGAATGTATGGTACAAGTCATATCACAATGGAGATGATGCACTTCAGTTATCAATGGGCGGATTCTGATAACAATCATCCAGAAGGAACATTAACTAGTATCGATTTTTATTTCCGAGACTTATGGACAAACGCAAAAACGATATGAAAGTAATACCATCGTTAGTAATTTTAGGTAGCATTGCTTTTTTTGTTATCTGGGGAATCAACAACGCTTATCCAGTATGATGTTACAATTCGCTAGATTCTGTGGGGTTGTATTAAACAACCCATACGGATTAGGATTTCTCTCAACCATTTTAGTCTTTGTCCCCATCATAGGAATGTGGGCAGTTCATAAATACGATTGGCAGCACTGGGAACCTTTCCACAAACATGAATAAGGAACCGGACTACACTGTCAATTTAACAATAGAAGATATACGTCTCTTACACCATTGTGTGATAAAGAGGTTAGAAATGTGGGAAGGATTTCCTGCTCGACCAGCAGAAGAACAAGAGCACCTATGGGTAATGAGAGATTCTCTTTTCCGAATGATGTTAGATTATAAATTTAATGAACTATGAGTGCTATATTTGTATTTGGATTTGTAATACTACTTACTATAGGAATGGAACTTACTTGGCCTGTTAAGAAATGAATTTATTATTACGCCCTCTTGATAATGTTACTGATCCTGTATGGTCGGTAATTATATGTGTAATACTAGCAGTTGCCGGAGCATTGTTCGTAGTCGTATACATACTACGACAAGCATTTGCAGAGTTAGAAGATGGGAGCAATGACGCCACCGAGCAGGAAGAGCTGCTACAACTTTCGAGTGACGGAGATCAATCGTGTCCTTGATGGTGATACTATTGATGTTACTATCGACCTCGGGTTTGATTTATACAAGAAAGAAAGAGTTAGAGTTGCTGGAGTTGATACGCCAGAGAAGAGAACTAGAAACCTTGAAGAGAAAGCTCTGGGACTAGATGCTACCAACTGGATGAAAGAAAAACTAGAAGGTGCTATTGCTGGTGATGATGAACTCTCTGTCCGAACTGAATTGGTTGGCGGTATGGGTAAGTACGGTCGCCTTCTTGGTTGGTTATATATTGGAGACGCAGAAATATCATTGAACGAGCAGATGATTACTGAAGGGTACGCTCATGCCTATGATGGAGGCACTAAAGATATGAACTTAGAAAAACTAAGAGAGATTCGTAGAGAACATGGCACGTTAATAGAATAAGTGTAAACCCACACTTATAAAAAAGTAGCTAAACGATACATTCTTTTCCACTACATACACTATAATGTTTGTAGTGGAATATTATCATGCTTGGCATATACGTATTACTTACTGGTTTCGTTTTACTTGTAGCATATGCAGGTATGGAAGAAACAGTGCGTCTCTTCGCATACATTGATCTTATGATTAGATATCAGTGGATTAAATTTAGAACGTTTATGATGAGACGTAAACTAGAACAACAACTCATAAAGGATTTACCTGATTACAATAAACTCATAAAGGAATTAAAAGATGACCAACGATAAGGAACTGTCGGATCTCAAACTAGAGAGAAAAGAATGTCCTAAATGTGGTGCTATTTGGATTAACGGCAAACACATCTTCAGTGGCACTGCCGCATCATATGATAGAAGTGAACTAGACCTTGCTGGTTTAGTTTGTAATAACTTAGGAGATAATACTTGTATCAACCCATCAAAAGGAAAAGAGGGTGGAACTACTTGGGAATATCGCGCAGGATATATTGATGGTATGATCAAAGGAAAAAGAGATTCTATCAATGAATTAAATGATAAATTTGGAGATCTCTAAATACTAGTGGTGAACTAGGTTTTTGTTTTGGCGACTGGTACTGATGTATATTTGGGTAATCCCAACCTGAAAAAGGCGGGGACCCCAATACAATTTACAAAGAAGCAGATTGATGAGTGGATCAAGTGTAAGAATGATCCCATCTACTTTGCGATGAACTATATAAAAATCATCTCTCTTGATGAAGGTTTGGTGCCTTTTGAGATGTATGATTTTCAAAAAAAGATTTTGAGTGATTTTCATGAGACAAGATTCAACATCGCAAAGCTCCCAAGACAAACAGGGAAGTCTACTACGGTTGTCGCTTATCTTCTTTATTACGCAATTTTTTACGATAGTGTTAATATTGGTATTCTTGCAAACAAGGCATCTACCGCTAGGGAACTGCTAGGAAGATTACAACTTGCTTACGAGAATCTACCAAAGTGGATGCAGCATGGTGTGTTAGTCTGGAACAAAGGTAATGTGGAGTTAGAAAATGGCAGTAAGATATTGGCAGCTTCTACATCTGCAAGTGCTGTCCGAGGCATGTCGTTTAACATTCTCTTCCTCGATGAGTTCGCATTCGTTCCAAACCATGTTGCGGAGCAATTCTTTGCCTCTGTTTATCCTACTATTACTTCTGGTAAATCAACGAAAGTAATTATTATCTCTACGCCCAATGGCATGAATCACTTCTACAAGATGTGGGAGGATGCTAGGCGTGGTAAAAATGATTATACTACTAACGAAGTTCACTGGTCTCAAGTTCCTGGCAGAGATGCTAAGTGGAAAGAAGAGACGATTAAGAACACATCCCCAAGACAGTTCGCGCAGGAGTTTGAATGCGACTTCCTTGGATCTGCTGACACTTTGATTAGTCCAGCAAAACTACAAACTATACCATTCGCTGATCCGATTAAATCAAATGCTGGACTTGATATCTATGAGAGAGTCGAAAAGGATCACGAATATATTATTACTGTCGATGTTGCCAGGGGAATTGGTGGCGACTATTCTGCTTTCCTCGTGTTTGATATCACCACGATGCCGTATAAGATCGTTGCGAAGTACAGAAATAATGAGATTAAACCTGTATTGTTTCCCTCAGTAATTTTTCAAGTTTGCAAAGAATATAATAACCCATACGTTCTGGTAGAAGTAAATGACATTGGAGATTCTATTGCTGCTACTCTCAATTATGATCTTGAATATCCTAATGTACTTATGTGTGCAATGCGTGGTAGAGCGGGTCAAGTTGTGGGTCAAGGATTCTCAGGATCAAAAACACAACTAGGTGTCAAGATGAGTGTGACCGTGAAGAAGATCGGTTGCTCTAATCTCAAAGCTATTATTGAAGAAGACAAGTTATTGTTTAATGATTTCCAGATCTTCCAAGAACTTACCACGTTCGTTCAAAAGAAACAAGCATGGGAAGCAGATGAAGGATACCATGATGACCTTGTAATGTGTATGGTTCTCTTCGCATGGTTAGTCATGCAAGAGTATTTTAAAGAGATGACAGATCAGGATATCCGAAGAAGAATCTATGACGAACAACGTAATCAAATAGAACAAGACATGGCTCCATTTGGTTTCCTTGATGATGGTATGGGTGATGATACTTTTGTTGATGGAGATGGAAACCTTTGGGAATATGGAGACAAGCAAGAAGAAGTCGGATACATGTGGAACTACTAATGAACATTGAAGACCAATTTTCATTAGAACATATTCTATTCAAAGAAAGAAAATGTAGATCATGTGGGATTAAAAAAGATCTTATAGAAGATTTTTATCTTACGCGAAAAACTAAGAAAGGACATCCATCAGCATACGCCTACGAATGTAAAGAGTGTACTGTCAAAAGGGTTATGGAATCTAGAAAAAAGAGAGATCCATTTACTGATTGGGGATATCCAGATTGGTAGTTCATGTATTGTTCACCACCTCTGAAGCATTCAAAAATCTAAATAGATTTAGATAAAATTGATATCTAAAGAGGTATAAAACATGGCAAGTCAAGTCTCGCCTGGTGTTGTTATTAGAGAACGTGATTTTTCCAATGCTGTTGTAGTAGGAGCTACCGCTATTCGCGGTGCTATTGCTTCTTCATTCCGCACTGGTCCAGTAGGCAAAATTGTAAACATTGGTTCCGAAAGAGAACTTATTGATGTGTTCGGCGCACCATCCGAGGCTAACGCTGGAGATTGGTTGGTTGCTTCAGAATTCCTCCGCTACGGCGGACAACTCGCAGTTGTTAGAGCAACAACTAGTGTTTTAAATGCTACCGAAAGTGGTAGTGGTGTTCTTATCGGTGATAAGGATGCTTTCGATGCTGGCGTAACTTCCGAGAAGTTTGCTGCTCGCTATGCTGGTGCTGAAGGTAACAACCTTAGCATCGTAGTCGTTGACCGTGGCGCTGATTATGTCATCGCAAAAACTGGTCATGGTTTAGCAGTTGGTGGCACATATACAGACGATGCTGCCGTAGGACACGAAGTGTATGAAGTTATTAACGCTAATAGTTTCTCTATTGTAAAAGGTTCTGCTGTTCCAACTCCTGCTGCTGGTGATACAGCAACTGCTTGGGATTACAATTCACAAACAATCGCTTCAACTGGTTTAACTTATAAAGCAATTGGTCCTCGTCCTGGCACATCTGCATATGCTGCAGAGCGTTTCCTTTCAAATGACGAAGTACATGTTGCTGTTGTTGATACAGCAACCAATACTATTGTTGAGAGACTAACGTATCTCACAAAATTAACTGACGGCAAAACTCCAGAAGGTGCTTCATCTTATTGGAAGGATTACGTAAATCAGTATTCCAGATATGTCTATGCTGGTGTTGGTCTTAGTTCTGCTGAAGTAACAACTGTTGGAGAAGATCCCGGTGCTGCTGCTGCATCTTATGGTGCTACTGCTGCTTCCCCACTAGAACTAGCAAGAATTCTGCCTACTGCAGGTGGTGCTTTAACTGGTGGTACTGATGACTACGCATATACTGCTGGTGAAATCCAAGCAGCATATGATGAGTTCCTAGATACAGAGCAAACAACTGTTGACTTCGTTTTGATGGGTGGAAATGCTGCTAACGAAAACGATACTGTTGCTAAAGCACAAGCAGTTGCTGCTATTGCTAACAGCAGAAAAGATTGTGTCGCATTCCTTTCTCCTTGGACTGGTACTCAAGTAGCTACTTCTGGTGGCAGTGCTTTGACTCCAGCACTACAACTATCAAACACAATAGCATTCTTTGATAACATCAGTTCTTCTTCATATGTTGTTCTAGACAGTGGTGTTAAGTATACATACGATCGTTTCAATGACAAGTATCGTTACGTAGGTTGTAACGGTGATGTTGCTGGTGTATGTGTTTCAACTTCTTCTATCCTTGATGACTGGTTCTCACCTGCTGGTCTAAATCGTGGTGGTATTCAGAATGTTGTAAAACTTGCTTTCAATCCAAACAAAGCACAACGTGATGATCTTTACACAAATAGAGTAAACCCAATCGTCTCAATGGTCGGTTCTGGTCCTGTTCTATTTGGAGATAAAACTGCTCTTGCTTCTCCTTCCGCATTTGACAGAATTAACGTTCGCCGTTTATTCCTCAACGTTGAGAAGAGAGCAAGAGGACTCGCAGAAAGCGTACTCTTTGAGCAAAACGACAGCACAACTCGTGGAGCATTTGCTGCTTCAATGACTTCTTATCTTGCTGAAGTTCAAGCACGTAGAGGTGTTACAGATTTCTTGGTTGTTTGTGACGACACAAACAATACTCCAGAAATCATCGACAGAAATGAGTTTGTCGCTGAACTCTACCTCAAGCCTACACGCTCCATCAATTATGTAACAGTTACAGTAACTGCTACTAAGACGGGCGTTTCGTTTGCTGAAGTCATCGGTAGATGATAATTAATTATAGAGAAAAAATTACGAGATAAACAACAATGGCACTGTCAAACGTTTCTAGTTTCTTACAAACTATCGGTCAGGGCGTTAAGCCCAACATGTTCCTGGTGGACGTTAAGTTTCCTGACGCTCTTTCAAAGGGCGGTGAGGATCTGAAACTTACAAATATTCTTTGTAAGTCTGCTGCTCTACCAGGTTCAAATCTAGGTGTGATCGAAGTTCCTTTCAGAGGAAGAACAGTCAAAATCGCAGGTGATCGCACCTTCGATACATGGTCTGCTACTTTCTTCAATGATAAGGACTTCAAACTTCGCGCATTCTTTGAAGAGTGGGCAAACAACATCAACACCCACGAAGCAAACACATCCCCACTCTTTACTCCATCAACAACTTCTGGTTACATGGCAGATCTTTCTGTCAAGCAACTTGAAAAAGATGCGAGCGAAGAAGGATCAATTCTCAGAGCATATACTCTGAAGTATTGCTTCCCAACTAATGTTTCTCCTATCGATCTTGCTTATGATAGCAATGATCAGATTGAAGAATTCACTGTTGAGTGGCAGTATTCTTACTTCACCGCTGAAGCAGGATCCAGAGATGGAGTTTCTGGCATTGGCGTGGTCTGATAAATAGTTGGAAGCGCACAAGTTAAATAGATAATCATGAGTCAGTTATTTGGCTTCCAAATTAACAGAAAAGAGGGGCAGCGAGGTCAATCTCCTGTCCCTCCTTCTGCTGAAGATCCAGTTGCAGTAGCAGCAGGTGGATATTATGGAACGTATGTAGATACGGATAATCAAGCTCGTAATGAGTTTGAGATGATCCGTCGTTATCGTGATATGGCAATTCATCCTGAGGTGGATAGTGCTGTAGATGAAGTTGTTAACGAGTTTATCGTAAGTGATGCTTACGATTCTCCTGTAGAAATTAACTTAGATAATCTAGGTGTTGGTGCTGGAGTAAAAACTAAAATTCGTAATGAGTTTGAGTATCTCAAAAGACTTTTAAACTTCGACAATCGAGCACATGAGATTGTCCGAACTTGGTATATTGATGGACGTTTATTTTATCATAAGGTTATCGATTTAGATAATCCTAAAAAAGGTATTACAGAACTTCGTTATATTGATCCGATGAAGATCAAGAAAGTTCGTCAAAAAATTGACAATACTCCAAAAGATTCTCTAGCGAAAGCAGCAATCAAAGGCACGGCGCTTGAGTATGAATATGGAACGTTTGTCGATTACTATCTTTACAATCCAAAAGGTTTCTATAAAGGCGGTGTCCTAGGACCGATTGGAGATATGTCTTTGTCTCAGGGTGTCAAGATGGCAACTGATTCAATTACATTCTGTCCTTCTGGACTACAAGATTTAAACAAAAGAATGACTCTTGGTTTCCTTCATAAGGCAATCAAGACTCTCAATCAGTTAAGAATGATTGAAGATTCAATTGTTATCTACAGATTATCACGCGCACCTGAGCGTAGAATTTTCTACATCGATGTAGGCAATCTACCTAAGGTAAAAGCAGAACAATACTTGCGTGATGTTATGTCTCGCTATCGCAACAAGCTTGTGTATGACGCACAAACTGGCGAGATGCGTGATGACAAAAAGCACATGAGTATGCTTGAAGATTTCTGGTTGCCTCGTAGAGAGGGTGGACGTGGTACTGAAATTACTACGTTGCCTGGAGGACAGAACCTAGGTGAGCTCAAGGATGTTGAGTATTTCAAAAAGAAACTATACAACTCACTGAACCTACCACCTTCACGTCTTACTGACGATAGCAAAGGATTTAATCTTGGTAAAACTACTGAGGTTCTTCGCGATGAACTTAAGTTTACAAAGTTCATTGGTCGTCTCCGTAAGAGATTCTCTGAGATGTTCCACGACATGCTCAAGACTCAACTCATTCTTAAAGGAGTAATTTCTCCTGAAGACTGGGATGATATGAAGGAGCATATTCAGTATGACTATCTCTTTGATAATCATTTCAATGAATTAAAAGAAATTGAAATGATGAACCAGAGGATGATGACTGTAAGTCAAATGGATCCTTTTGTTGGTAAGTATTTCTCTGTTGAATATATCCGTCGTCATGTTCTGGGTCAGAAAGATACAGAATATAAGGATATCGATAAGCAAATTCGTAAGGAGATTGCTTCTGGTATCTCTGTTGATCCAGCAGAAACAAATGCTATGGATCAAATGACAGCAGCAAACACTGCCCTTGCTCCTGAAATTCAGGATCAGCAAGCACAAGATGCAGCGGAAAGAGAGGCAATTTCTGCTGACGCTGCGGCAGAAAGAGAAGTAGATAAGGCAAAGAAAATGCCTTCACCTTCTACAAATAATAAATAAATTATACAGAATACTTATTATGGAACAACATAACCCTGAACCTGGCGTGGTAAATATCGTTGATAAGATCAGCGACAACGACAGGGCATCTGCTATTGATGCTATTCATGATCTACTTTTTGCTAAAGCATCTGATGCTATGGCAACATACAAGCAGGTTGCCGCGAATACATTCTTTGATGAACCCACAGAAACGGAAGAACCCGATGAAACTGATAACGGAAACGATTGAAAACGTCAAAATCCTCACTGAGGAAAGAGACGGAAAGAAACTTCTTTATATCGAAGGAGTATTTTTACAGTCAGAACTAAAGAACCGTAATGGTCGCATGTATCCTTTCGATGTTCTCAACAATGAAGTTGAGAGATACAACGAAGAGTATGTGAAATCAAAGCGTGCTCTAGGTGAACTCGGACATCCCGATGGTCCTACTATCAATCTTGATAGAGTATCTCACAGAATCACAAGTCTTCGCGCTGAAGGAAATAACTTCATTGGTAAGGCACAAATTCTTGATACACCCATGGGACAAATTGCTAAGTCTTTACTTGGCGAAGGAGTTCAGTTAGGTGTTTCATCCCGTGGTATGGGAAGCATCGAAAAGCGCGAAGATACTTCAGTAGTTCGCGATGACTTCATGCTTACAACTGCTGCTGATATTGTAGCAGATCCTTCAGCACCTGATGCTTTTGTTAATGGCATCATGGAAGGTAAAGAATGGGTATGGGACAACGGTATTCTCAAGGAATCAAAAGTTGATAAATACCAACGTTATATCAATGGCGCTCCGCGTCGTGAGTTAGAAGAGAGAACACTCAAGGTGTTTGAGGATTTCCTCGGAAAACTTTGATTTATAAATAAACTTAGATTAATTATTTACGGAAAATTACGAGGTAATCTCAAATGTCAGATATGTTAAATGAAAAATTTGAGGAGTTCGTTACCGAGCAAAAGGTGATTGTAGAAGCTGGTGATCCTATGCCAACAGTTTCTGCTAATATTATCCCCGGTGCTGGTAGTGAACCCTCTCAGGTTTCTGACGCGCAGACTGGTTCTGGCGGCAAGGATCCTATGCCTTCAGTTCAACCAGGTGTTGCTCCTGGACAATCTGCTGCTGCAGATTTAGGTGGAACTTCCACTGCTCCTAATGAGGATGATGACGACGGCGAAGAGAATCCTGGCGCTAAAGCGGCAGCACCTATTTCGCAAGTATCTGGCGATCCCCAACAGCGTGCCGGTAGTCCTGACGCTATGCCTACTGTTGGTGCTGATGTTGCCTACGCAACTAGTACTGGACCTGCTGTTACTTACCCCATCAAACCTTCCTTTGAAGAACTTGATGTTTCCGCTGATGTTGCCGCTCTAGTAGAAGGCACAGAACTCTCTGAAGAGTTCGCTGAGAAAGCAAAAGTCATTTTTGAGGCTGCTGTCAAAGCGAAAATCTCTGAGGAGTATGACAAACTTGTAGAGCACTTTGCTGCTGAACTCGATAAGCACGTATCATCTGCTAAGGCAGAACTTTCCGAGGAAGTAGACGGCACAGTGTCCTATGCCATCGGTCAATGGATGGAGCAAAACCAAGTTGCTATTGACCGTGGAATCAGAAATGAGATCACTACAGACTTCATCGCAGGTTTGAAGGGTCTCTTTGAAGAGCACTACATTTCTATTCCCGACGAGAAAGTCGATGTTGTAGAAGGTATGGCTGAATCTATTCGTGAGATGGAAACACGCCTTGACGAACAGGTCAAAGCAAACGTGAAATTACAAAATCGTCTTAATGAGTCTGCCAAACTCAATATTCTTTCCACCGTGTCAGAAGGACTCGCAGATACTCAAAAAGAAAAACTCGCAGCACTTGCTGAGGGTCTAGAGTTTGTCTCGGAAGAGTCATTCTCCAAGAAGGTTACGACCATCAAGGAGTCTTACTTCAAAGAGTCAATCGCTACCCCAACGGAAGTTGTTGATGAATCCCCAGTCGAAGGTGTAGATGATTCTAACCCAGTAATGGCGCAGTATCTAAAAGCACTTGATCGCTGGTCCTAATAATAAACCCCACATTTTTCAAATAAGAGCAAACAAATGTTTAATTCAAAAGCTCTAACCGAAAAGTGGTCTCCTGTTCTAAGTCATGAAGGCGCTGGTGCCATCAAAGACAACTATAGAAAGGCTGTTACCGCTGTTCTGTTAGAAAACACAGAAAATCAACTACGCGAAGAGCGTGGTATGATGAACGAAGCTAGTACTGTTGGAGCTATCAGCGCAGCTGGTGGACAAGCACTAGGTGGTTCTGGTCTAACCACCAAGACTGGTGGACTTGCAGGTTTCGATCCTGTAATGATCAACCTTATCCGTCGTGCAGCACCTAACTTGGTTGCATACGACATCTGTGGCGTTCAACCCATGAGCGGTCCTACTGGACTTATCTTCGCAATGAAGAGCCACTACAACACCAGAGCTGGCGCTGAGGCACTCTACAACGAGCCTGACACCAACTTCTCTGGAAACACACAGGGTCCTGGCGCATACAACGATCCCGTATCTCCTCTTGGCGATGGCGGCACGACTGATGCTAACCCTGGTCTGCTTAACGACGCCACTGGCGGCGGCACAACTGCTGCTAACTACGAGCGCCAAGCAGGCAACATTGCTAGAGAAACAGCAGAAGTTCTTGGATCGGGTTCGACCTTGTTCAACGAAATGGACTTCAGCATCGAGAAGACTGCGGTCACTGCTAAGACCAGAGCTCTTCGCGCTGAGTACACTCTAGAATTGGCACAAGACCTTAAGGCAATCCACGGTCTTGATGCAGAGCAGGAACTCGCTAACCTATTGTCTAGCGAAATCCTTGCTGAGATCAACCGTGAGGTTGTTCGTACCGTTTACACCGTTGCTAAGCCTGGTGCTCAGAACAACGTTGCTAACGCTGGTGTATTTGACCTCGACGTTGACAGCAACGGTCGTTGGTCGGTTGAGAAGTTCAAAGGACTTATGTTCCAAATCGAGCGCGATGCTAACGCTATCGCACAAGAGACTCGTAGAGGAAAGGGCAACTTCATCGTCACTTCTGCTGACGTTGCTTCTGCTCTTGCCATGTCTGGCACACTCGACTATTCCTCAGGTCTAACTGGCGCTGGTGGTCCTTCCATCGGTGACGTTGATGACACCGGAAACCTTCTAGTCGGCACCATGAACGGTCGCATTAAGGTCTATGTTGATCCTTACTCTGCTAACGTTTCCAACACCCACTACTACGTAGTTGGTTATAAGGGTTCTTCCCCTTATGACGCAGGACTATTCTACTGCCCCTACGTTCCCCTCCAGATGCTCCGCAGCATCGATCCTCAGACCTTCCAACCTAAGATTGGTTTCAAGACCCGCTACGGCATGGTCAGCAATCCTTTCGTTGAGTCTTCTGCAGGAACTCCTGATGCTGAAGCACTTACTGCTTCTAAGAACCAGTACTACAGACGTGTTCGCGTTGCGAACCTCGCCTGATATCGGTTATTACGAAATCAACACAGGGACCCTGCGGGGTCCCTTTTTTTGTGCTTAAATAGAACTAGTAATACTTTATCATTATGCCTCGCGGTCGCTTACACAAAACAGATATGCTTGCAAAGGTGTATAGATTAAAAACTGAATTGTATGATAAAGAAACAAATCCTGGCATGACAGGTCAGTGGTATGACGGAGCTCATGATTCTCTAGATAAGATCTTAGATATAATTAATGAATACGCGCAGTAAAATATAATATGAAAATTATTGACCCATGTGAAATTTTTGCTTTAGATGATCTTAACTGGAGGGTTAACATTTATCATGTTGGAAATTCAAATAATAGAATTTTAGTAGTTAAAAAATTTTTTAGAAACCCAGATAAGGTAAGAGAGTTTGCTAAATCAGTTGCTTATGTAAATACTATTGATGGTCAAGTAAGTAATATTCCTGGTTATGTTTACACAATTGGAAATTTGTCTGAGATTGCAAAACCTATAAGAAAAATAATTAAAAGTAAATTTGCAAGTTTTGAAACTTCTACTTATTTAAATAAATTTACTTTCCAAAATTACGCAGTAAATCAAAATGTTAGAGAGGTAAGTTTATTTCCTCATACAGATAACATTAGATATGCTGGTGTATGTTCCCTCAATAAAGATAATGAATATTGTGGAAAAGATAATGGAACTGCTCTATGGAGAAAAAATAGTACATCTGAAGAATATATGTCAAGAGATTATAACTACAGAGCAAACTACTTTCGTGATGCAGATCCTATAGATAAAATTAAATATGTTAAGTGTGATCCATCTATTGCTATTATCGATGGATGGAGTAGGTATCATGTAATTCCACATTCGTATAATACTATGATCTTTTACGAAGGTACTTTATGGCACTCCCCATATTACACTGCATCAAAATGGAAAAGTGATCGTTTAACGTTTAATTGTTTCTTAGATTAATGAAAGATAAAAATTTTAAAAAACTTGCTATGAAGGATTTAAAAATAAAAACTGATATTTTAATGGAAGAACCTTGTCCAATCTATGAAGCAGATGAAAAAGACTGGGAAGACTTCTGGTATAACGAGGATAAATAGTATCAGCTTGGGAAGTTGACATGTCTGCTGAATGGTATAAGGAACAACCTACTAATAGGAATTTCCTGAACCCTATTGGTTATCTACTCAAATTAGAAAAATTTGAAGGTGTAGACTTTTTCTGTCAGACAGCAAATATCCCCGACGTTTCAATGCCAGTTACGGAAGTAGCAAGTCCTTTTAGAAACTTGCCTATCATTCCCAGCGGTGGTGTAACGTTCGGGGATTTTTCTGTGCGTTTTATTGTTGACGAAGATCTTGTAAACTACAACAGTATTTACAAATGGATTAGAGACAATGGTAACGCAGATCAAATGCAACGCACAGCAAAAGAGTCAGAGATTTATACCAACGGACAACTTAACATTGTCACCTCACAATACAATCCAGCATTTATTATCGACTACAGAGATATCTTTCCTGTCAGTTTGTCGGGGTTACAATTTGATGCTACAATGACAGATGTAGAATACATTACTGCTGAAGTTACATTTAAACATCAACAATTTTTTATTCGTGATAAACAATTTAAAACTCTATGAATTTTGAAACTCTTCGTAATAAATTTGACAAATTGAGAGAAGACTGGACAGAAGACTCAGCAGTTGACTTTCAATTTAAGAACAAACAGTATACCACGGATCTAGGGCAACTCGCATTATCGATCCCTTTCCAACATAATAAATACTTAAACCATTACACTGACATTCAGCAGATCAAGACTTCGCTGGAATTTGAGACCCGCAAACTGGTAAAGAATAAGCGTGAGTATTACTCAGGCGAAGCAGACGCTAAGACCTACGCTGCTAAACCATTCGGATCAAGCATTAAGACTTCGGAAAAAATGAGAACTTACCTTGAGGCAGATGAGGAGATCATCAACCTTGAGGCGAAGATCAAATATCTAGACCAGATGCTTTACTGGTTGGATCAAGTCATGCGTCAAATTTCTAATAGAGGTTTTCAGGTCAAGAGTGCCATTGAGTGGGAGAAATTCGTTAATGGACAATGATGACCACCCTCAGTATTAAAAAGAAAAACGAAGTATACGTTACCATTCAATCTGCTGAGCCACATGTACATCAGGAGCTCTCAGATTATTTTTCGTTTGAAGTTCCTGAAGCAAAGTTCCTGAAGAAGAACCCCAGATACAAATACTGGGATGGAACTATTCGTCTGTACTCTCCTGGTACAGGCGACCTTTATGGTGGTCTGA